ATGGCTCTTGCCCATTTCGCTTTCCATGATTAATTGTTGTTTATTCTCAATCATCCAGCGATGTAGGCCTTCGCGCACCATTAACAGTTCCATGTACTTTGGATTTTTTTCTGCCATATGTAGACCGTGGCTGTGTTTAATTTTTTCTAAACTTTCTGTTAGTTCACTGGCCAACACATATGCTTTTGGAAAGCTTAGATTATTGTAGTCAATTTTTACTCCAAAGCGGCTTTCCATAACTTTATTAATTTTTTTAGCGGAAGGCTTGACGCCCATTTCAGTTAATCTCATAGCGGTTATTTCCTAAAGTTTAAGTATTTAGCCAAAATTAAAGTTTTTTTCAAACTTTCCAAGACAGTGCGGCGCTGTAATTTGGCATCTATATATCTATTTAATACTATTTCATTTTTAAGCTTATTTTTAGTATTTTCCATAGTATACCTGTAAAATATGATGTCGTTGTCTAATTTTCCTAGCTGTCTATCTAGTTCTAGTATATCTCTACATTCCGATCTGTTTTTAATGGCTCGTAAGCAGTACACTATTGCATTTGCTTTTGATACAAAATCATGTATGTGTCGCCCATCTATTTGCTTCACTGCCCAGCAGTTTTTAGATATACCGCTGATACGATAAGGGCCAACAAAAAACCCGTAATCACCAATTGGTATAACTACGGGCTCTGTGATATAAGTTTTAAGTTGTTTTTCTGTCCAGTTTTTGAAATATACGGTGCTAAAATTTACAAAGACTTCTTGTGCTTTTTCAAAATCAGATCTTCTTTTTGTAGTAGATTTTCCCATCTTCGTTTTTTCTAAATAAAATGTCTTTATTAACTAATTGATTTGCTATAAGTGCCTGTCTAGGGGTAAAATCCTCTTTGGCAATTTTTTTATCATCGTCAAATTTTCCCAATACGTCGGACTCTTCGTTTGTTATTGGTAATCTAATTTTATTTACTAATTCTACTATCTTCATTTTTTATTTTAAAATAAATTGCACTGTAACCATAATTAATCCAGATAACAGTGCTACACCAAATGCTGTGCCAATGGATATCAATTGCCCGCTAGTTTTATTTGATGCTTCAGCGGCTGATTCCGATAGTTTCGTGCGTATGATTACAATGTGTTCTTCCATTGTGTGCATACGCTGTTCTAGTTTGTCTAGTTTGTCTTCCAATGCCTTGTATCTTTCAGCGCATAAATCCACGTGCGCTTCAAGGCTTGCTCTTTCGCTTGCTGCCATATTGCTCTTTCATAAAAGTTAGAGGGTTCTGTGTTGTTGCCTAGATTGTGTGCCATAAGAGATGTCTAAAAACTGCCCGTGATTAAACAATATTTAAGTTAATTCGGCCTTTCATAAAGCATATATTTTTTATTGCTCCATATGGATAGAATATCGGGAGCATGAATCTAGCAGTTTCCTCTAATCCACAGATAATAGGTACCTTGGCAAATGCTTCGTCTAATGCCCCCACTGGGTCGTCGCCTACTAGAAAAACATCCTCGTATTCTACACCAAAGCTGAAAAACCACACCCTTTGTTCACCAAAATATATTTCAGGCAAAATTGTTGTTTCGTCTATCACAACAGTTTTACAATATGGGCCTTCAATCAATTGAGGTTGTGCTTTAATACCAATGCACTGTAAAACTGTTTCCCAATTACGTTGTTGATTTCTACGAGTTTCATCAGCGGTAGTGTGTCTGATAACTCCTGTAGCTGTAATATCAACTAAAGTAACGCCGGTATAAAAATACATATTATTATTTATAGAATAAAAAAGGCAGAACTAGTCTGCCTTTTGTTAGCTTAAATGTCTTTAATTAAGCAACTACAAAACTTGTACCATTGGTAACAGTTGCACTGCCTAAGTTCACTGAACCTTTTCTAGTACCAATTGCCTGAATAGCTGTTTGCAAAACACTTGCATCTGGTGCATTTACACCATCGCAGCACAAGCTGATTGCACCTGAAGTTGGGTGTGCATAGTAAGCAAGCACTGGTGGGAACACTTGAATAATTGCTTCAAATGCTTCATTTGCTGCATCATCTTCCGAAGACAAGTTTACACCAGCTGCTACAATATAAAATACTACACTCTGACCTACTTCGGTGTATTGAATACCGTTTAGTACGCCTGTTAAACCTGCATAGTTGTAGCCTGCGCTACGATCAATTCCAATTGCCATTTTGTTTCTCCTAAAATTTTGCTTTCGCTGTAGATATTTATGGCGGTCATAAAAAAAAGCAGCCGAGGCTGCTTTTTTTTGATTGCAAAAATTAATTAAGCAATTTTGATACCGCTTGTGGTTGTAACTGCTGCTAGTGCTGGGAATACGTTACCGTATGCACCAATGTTAGCACCAGGTGTACCATCGTGGCTTAGTGTGCGGATAACAGTCTGTAGATCAGCTGCTGTCCATGCACTGCGCTCAGTGATAACGCTTAACTGTGCTGTTGAACCACTTGCGTCAACTTGATATGCTAGAACTGTTGCATTTGAGCTAATGGTCTTTAGTAGTGTATGAACTGCTGGATCTAGACCAGCGCCGCTTGGACCTTTTAGTTCGTTAGCTAGGTTTGCAGTGATACCTAGTGTGGTAATCTTGTAAGCCTGAATTGGGCTGTTGATACCGGTGTTAATAATTTGTGCATTTGCATTTTTGGTGTAGCTATCACCAACGTTTGTTACGACTTGTGAATCGCCGCTTACTCTTGTGACTCCGATTGCCATGTTGTTTCTCCTTAATTATTTGCGTTATTACCGCATGCTAATATTTATACCAAAATGCAAAAAATTATAATCTTCCTTGTACATTTGCGGTAGAAAATACACCACGGTTTACTAGTTTTATAAATCCGCTGGGAGTGTTAACAACAAAACCTTCGCCTTTGGGTGTTCCATTGACATACTGTTCAACACCTTGTACTTGTGGTTCTAGTTGTTCTAAAACGGCTAGTTTTAACGCATAAATTGCCACATATGCTGCATCCATAGCCTCCATAATGGCACGATTTTCTTCCGCTGCAACAATAACAAACTGTGGTTTTGTAATATTATTTGCTAGCCAATTGGCATCTACTGCTTGCCCGGTATATTTTCTATTATAATATGTTTGCAACTTGGACACTGTTGTCTGTGTTAATTTACTTAAAAAATCATCACCGTTCAACTCAGCAAACTTTCGTACCGCCGCCTGTGCCGCTCGAACTTGTTGCACAGGCTCTCGAAGCTTGAATTTGGTTCCCATGGTACCTGTTAGCACTGTTATGTATTGATTGGTTTTTGCTAGTCCGCCCAGTCCTTGCATGGATGTTTTACCAACTAGTTCTGTTCCTTTGGGTGTCTTTTCTACATCAGTACCAACAGTATGCACTGCCAGTCCAAATGGTCTTCCTTGAATTTCTTTGCCCACTGCGCTGTCAATTTTTACCTTGTATTGCACGCCATAGGGGTTAGCTTGAAACACATAGTATCCGTCGTCCACTGGCACTGGTTCGGTCCACATAACATCGGCCTGAACAAATCCTGTAAAACTGGCTGGGACTATGCTTGCTACTGCCAGGAACATGTTGGCTAATTTTTGACCGACATCCATATTCTTGTTGTTTTGTGCAAAAAAGTTTAGTAAGTCTTGCGCTGATGTAACTTGCCCACCAGGCATGGCAATATATTCTTTGTAATTCATTGTGAACACGCCGTCAGATGTTCTACGACCAAATATAATTGCAGGACTTCCATCCCATTTAATACTAACAAGATTGGGATTAGATACAGCCGATAACATGCCGGTGATAGCATCTGAGGCCGCTTGACTGCCGTTAAGAATAAAATCTTCAGGATGCGGAGTTCTGATGCCTTCAGTGAGTGTGGTTATGAATTCTAATAGCATTATACAAACTTGTTTGAATATTTTCTAAACCACTTGGCAGTTCCCGGAAGAGGTGCTGCTTCGGGCAACTGAATATTGCTTTTTGCCAGTGTTTCTCTTGCTGCTGCCACCAATTGATCGTAGTCGGGTCTTTTACTGACAGCATGTAATATATCATCTGCTGTGTTCAACTTGGCAACTGGTATGCCAGTAACATCACTTAATTTTTTAGCTGATCGACCATCTTCAATTGTTTGATTGGTTACCCTATCAACCAAACCATGTTTGTAACTCCATTTTAATCCTGGTTGTAATGCCGATACAATGCTGGCTAAAATAACATGCCGGCTCATACCAGTTAACTTGCTCTCTTCTGGTGCTCCCGACATGCTGAATGCTTGCCAAGCAGGATCTCCAAACATTAGATCTGCTTGCACAAAACCGTTGTTGGGATTGCCAGCAATAGGTGCTTTTACATGAACACTGTCCCCGGATTTCTTGATATCTTTGGCATCTACACCTTTTGCTAGTAGTACTTTTATTAGGTCTTCTTTTGTAGTTTTAGTTTCATCTACTGCTAGGTCAAGATCGCCCGAGCTGGATTTTTTACCTGTAGTGCCTAGCCAATTTTCTGTAGGAAAGGCAATTCCGGTCGCAGATTCTATCCATTTTATTGTGCTGGGAACGTCATCACGATTGATGCGTTGCGTCAAAGGTGTGCCGTCTGCGGTTTTAAAAATATTTCCGCCTTCATTTAATTGTTTCATCTACGCTTGCCTCTGAAACCTGGGAATGTAACCGGAGTGTTTTTAGTAGTGGCCATTTGAGATTGCCCCGACGGTCCACGTGCCATGCGTTCCAGGCGGTCAACATCTCCGGGTATGGTAATTCTCGCTCCGGTTTCATCGTACCAACTATTGCCATATTTTGTCACATATTGACCTGACGGCAATTGTACTTGTGGCGGCGGTGCGGTGGTAACTGCAGGCTTTATTTTGCTAGCAAAATTGCTAGCAATAGTTGATGCGGGCGCTGCCTGAGGTTGTCGTTTACCCCTAGTTTGTTTAGCTTGTGCCTGTTCTTTTCGTCTCCGTTCTACATCTAGTTGCTTGGCTATGTCTGCCTTATAGTCTACTAGAGCTTTCTGTTGTTGCGGGGTTAACCACCCCAATACACCTGGTAAGATTGATTCCGGATTATCTCCGTATTTTTCTTGTGATGCTTTAGCCAACTCTACTTCTTCAGGCTCTATCTCAGTTCTTTCTTTTGGATCTAAAGGTCTTTTTGTTTGCTTTAAAGTCTGTAGTGTTGTTTGTAATTGCGAAGGCAACAAAGCCTTGCCAAAACTTGACGCAAACCCTTCAACAACGATATCTTTAATTTTCACGCTTGAATCTCCTAACACCGCGGGCGAATTTGGCAGGATCTTGTGCTCTGATACTGTTAAGCAATCTGCGCTCTAGTTCAGCTGCTTGCTCACTATCATAGTTTTCTTTGATATAGTTAATCAAATTAATAGCACCCGATATAACATGCCCGGCACGACTTTCCACTAGATTTTCCCTGTCTTTTGTGACAGGCATGTGGGCAAGTTCGTCAAGTATGCTGCGGGTACGTTTCTGCAAAATCTACTCCGTTATTGGGTATTTATAGGATTTTATCAAGTTTAATAGTTTGAGTTTGGCAGTAAGCATATCAAAATATTGGTCATGGGCCGCGGCACCGTCGTGCCCATTCCATCCGTAAACTCCATAATCTACTGGTTTTATTTTAGTAATATTTTCCTGGAACCAAATTCTACTGTTATCAAACCAATTTAGTATTCTGGGTTCGTTTTTGAAATAATTTACAAAAGCGTCGCGCATGGGTAGTTGATCATCGCTAAAATTCTTTCCGTTGTTTATTATCAAAAACTGTTTGTTCCTAGACTTAAAAAACTCCATCAAACCGATCAATTTAACATACAATGTACATTCTATAGTCTCAAAATCCAGTTCGTCAATTGCTTCTTTTTTTAAAATATTATGAAGAGTATGACTGTGAGGACTGGCTATATCAAATCTAAAAATTGTAGTAATATTAAGAATATAAAGAACAGGTAATTGAGGGTTTTCTAAGCAATGTTGTATTGCTAATTTAATCATCATATCATTACTTCGACCCAGGAGGCTTTCGTTAATGACAGTGTCTATACCAAACAGTTTAGCAAGTTTATACCAATAATGATCTTCAATATTTGGACACCAAGGACCTTTATTATAAGTATGGCTATCTCCTAAATTGTACAAGATCATTCTGCTTTTGTTTTTAAACTGGCCAGCATTTGTTTTAATTTTGTGCTGTCTACATTTGCTTGAACAGACTTTTCTAAATCAAATCCTGGCTTGGGTTTCGCGGCGATCAAATTTGGGGTTGTTGTGGTAGTTGATGTTTTGATTTGATCCATAATTTGTGTGCTTGTACGGAAACCCTGTCCTCCGTTCTCGCTTTGTGCATCCGGTCCGGGATCTGTAATACGCATGGTTTCAATATTGTATTCTAGATCCACTTTCATACCCACACCTGTGCTGCTTCGACTTTTCATACACTGAATTTGATAACGTCCACGCTCACGCATGGCTCTACTGGTAAAAATACCAAACACATTATCTGCGGTGTTAATTTTACTGATACCACCTGATATATGACTGTGGTCAAACTCTACTTCTTCAACAGCACTACGATTTAACTGACTTGCTGTTACCATTAGAATACCTAACTCTTTAGCCAAATTACGTAATTCCTCACTCACATACTTGTCTTTCACAAACAAATCATTAGGACTAACTTTGGCACTTACTGGCATCAACAGATCTAGGTAGTCAATCATGATAAAGTCAACAGTGCGCCCTGTTTGTATTTGATATTCTTTGAGATAAGCTCGTATATCATTGATGTTGCTTTGTGCAGGCAATCCTTTGACTTGATATGTTCCAGCTTTTTTACCCACCATCTTTACTTTAAGGGTAGTGGTGTCTATGTCTTTGCGAATGTCTTTGGTACTCATGTTAGATAACATAGCATCTGTACGCAAACTGGTTAATTCTTCGCTTAGTTCTAATGTAATGTAAACACCGTTCAACCCTGCTTGTAGCCAGTTCAAAGCAATGTTCATCATTACTAATGACTTACCAGATCCGGACCCACCTGCAAAGATGTTTAGTTCACCTCTGCTGAATCCACCATACAACAGTTTATCGACACTGGGCCAACCTGTACTCACTTGCCCACCTGAATTAAAATATCGGTTGATACGAGCTGCGGGATCCGCAAAATAGTCTGTGCCCATGTCTTTGGTGAGACTGATTTGCACAGCATCTTTAATTAGTTTTTCAACAGGATCAAACTCGCCCTTCTCAATCATGTCTGCGGCTTGAAGAATCGCTCGTTCAAGTTCTTGCTTTCGACTAAAACTTTCAAATTCCAAAAGAAACCACTCATAGTGCCCTTCTTGAAGTTCAGGAACCTCTCTAAGTTCTATGCCAGTTGTGGCCTTTATCTGTTCCCTTGTGGGTAATGTTTTATGGTCGTCGCTGTGTTTTTTGATAAAGCGGGCCGCTTCTCGAAGACTACGATCAAAGTTTTCTGTGTTATAGATGTTTTGTACACGCACATAGGTTTCTGCGTCTTGGAGCATCATCTCTAAAAACAGTTTTTGTATATCAATATTATATTGTTTTGTCATTTTTTAAATAATTAATTATCATTGATGCATAATGTTTATGACTTTCAATACCTGGGTGCAGATTATCGTTACCAATATCAATTGTGATATCATATAACGAATCAAACATATTAACCCATTTATCTGATTGTAGGCTGTTTACAGCAAGATGTAAATTAGTATAAAATTCATTTAATTCAACATCGTTCCTGGTATCAAAATCTAATATTTCTTTTGAATACGCACTTAGATTTTTTGAATAATCATTTATAGTATCCGAACTGGCAATATCCGATGTCCACGGAATTAGCCCGTTTATAAAAACTATTTGTGTATCAGTAGTTGCCACTGATTCTAATATTTTTGAATAATTAACAATTACCATTAGATTATGATAATCGTGGTTTAACAAATGATAAGAATCTGCTAGCTTTTTTAATTCTTTTTGCGAAAAGAATAATCCTCTATAGTTATAATCGTGCTCAATACTGTGAGATAAAAACAATTGAGTATCAGGGCCGGGATATAACCATAATCTGTTTAATGCACTCCATTGTAAAAATAAAACATCGGGTTTAGTGTATAATAACTCATTTAATGCAGTTATAAAAATATTATAATTGCTATTTCCCCCTTTTGATAAATTTTTTACTTTGGCGTTAAAATGTTTACCAATTAAATTGGCATAATTATTTTCATCATGTTCTTCATTGGGTAATCCCACTCCTTTGGTAATTGAACATCCAATAAATGTAAAATTTTTCATACTGTATTATATAGTTTCTTCTTTTTGAGTTCAATTTTTAGGCGGTTGGTTTCTCTTGCGT